ATCCGTTCGGCGACTACGAGCGCGGCGCGCGCATCGAGGATGCAGACGAAGTTGCGAAGGTTCTGGCGGGGGAAAACGCCTCCCACTGCAACCGAGTCGCCGCGCAGTAATCCACCATCAACGCTGAGAAAGGCACCTTCGGGTGCCTTTTTCTTTTGGAGCATCGCATATGCCGATCTACCAGGCAGGCAGCTTGAACGTCAGCGCATTGAACGCGCCGGGCGTCTACCTGCAAATTCAACCGCCGCCGCCGATCATCAACGGTGTGGCAACCAACCTGCTCGGCCTCGTGGGCGTCGGCTCGTGGGGTCCGGTCAACAGCGCAACGCTGATTGGCTCTGGCAACGATCAGGCCAACTGGCTCGGCTCGCCGCAGGTTCGCAAGTACGACCTCTCGACCGCCGTGCAAGTGGCGCTTGCCGCTGGCTCGAACGCGATTATGTACGTGCGCGTCACGGACGGCACCGACATCGCTGCATCGTGTCTCGTCAAAGACACCGCAGGCACCGTTACGGGCCTGACGCTGACCGCGCTCTATACCGGCACGATCGGCAATACGCTCACCGCGGCGATCACGACCGGCACGGCGCCGTCGAGCTTCAAGCTCACGCTCACGCGCCCCGGCTTCACGCCGGAAGTATTCGACAACGTGACTGGTACTGGCGCTGCGCTGTGGACCGCATTCGCAAGCGCAGTGAACAACGGCTTGTCCGGTGTGCGCGGCCCATCGCAACTGTTCGTGGCAACGGTCGGATCGTCCACCGCGGCACCGGGCACGTCGGCGACGTTCACGGCAACGGGCGGCACTGACGGCACCGCAAGCATCACTGATGCGGCGCTGCTCGGCACTGACGGCACCAGCACGACGCGCAAGGGCATGTATGCGCTGCGCAGCTCGGGCGTGCAGGTCGCAACTCTCGTCGACCACACTGACTCGACCGCATGGGGTTCGATTGCATCGTTCGCACTGAACGAAGGCATCTACTTCGGCGTGCAAGGCCCGGCTGGCGCGTCGTATTCGACCGTCTCCACCAGCCTGAACACGGCCGGCGCTGATACCTACGCGCTGAAGGTGTTCGTCGGCGACTGGATCTACTGGCAGGACGGCACGAACAACGTGCAACGCCTGCTCGGCCCGACGACCTTCTGGGCGCCGAAGCAGGCCGCAATGGCTCCGCACCTGTCGAGCCTGAACGACGCCATGTTCGGTATCGCCAGCACGCAGCGCGTCTCGCAGAAGAACGCCTACAGCATGGCAGAAATCGGCCAGGTCGCAACGTCGCGACTCGATGTCATCACGAACAACTCGCCGGGCGGCAATTACTTTGCCTGCCAGACCGGACGCAACGCATCAAGCAACGCAGCGATCTGCGGCGACAACTACACGCGCATGACGAATTACCTTGCGCTCACGTTGGCTGCTGCATTCGGCTATGTCATCGGCAAGCCGCAGACGGACACGCTGCGCAATGAGGCGAAATCGGCGATCCAGTCGTTCCTCGGCAACCTGTGGAACATCGGCTACATCGGCGACGTGAACAACCCGCAGGCGGTGCCGTACACGGTTGTGCTCGACAGCACGAACAACACCGATCAGGCGGTTGCAAACGGCTATATGACGGCGAATGTGACGGTCAAGTACCTGTCGATCGTCTTCTACTTCGTCATCAACCTGCAAGGCGGCCAGACGGTCACGATCAAGTCGTCGAGCAGCGTGTCGGCAGGCTAAGCCGCACTCATTAACAGCACACAAGGCGCTCTCGGGCGCCTTTCCTTTTTCATAGGTGCGACTCATGCCTGTAAATGGCTTTAACGTAGGCCGCGACTACGCGGTGAACGTCCAGACGCCGAGCGGCCCGCTGCAATTCAACCTCGTGACCAAGTTCACGAAGAAACAAGACCTGATCGACAAGAAGATCAAGGGCTTGGACGGCCGCACGCGTCACGTCGTGTTCCCGGATGGCTGGAATGGCACGTTCGAGATCGAGCGGCAAGACAGCACGGTCGACGACTTCTTCGCGGCACAAGAAGCGGCGTATTACGCCGGCCAGAACCAGCTCAGTTCGACGATCACTGAAACGATCACCGAAGTGAGCGGCGCGATCACGCAATACCAGTACACGAACGTGATTCTGAAGTTCCCGAATCCGGGCGACGCCGCCGGCGACGAGACGGTGAAGATGACCGTCGACTGGCTGGCTGAACGCCGCGTCAAGTTGGCGTAAGCAGCGCGGCCGGCGACAAATCCGGCCGCATCCCGAATAACCTCACCTAAAAACTCATGGCGAAACTAACTGTCAAGCAGCAGGAAGCAGGTGACACGCCGAGCGCCGCGATCGTCAAGCAGGCTGCTCAACGTGTCGTAGTCGAATCGGCCAACGGGCACACCATCGCGCTCCAGAAACCCGGCGTCCTGGCGCAATTTCGCCTCGTGAAAATCCTCGGCAAGTCCGCGGAGAACACGGTCTATGTGCAGATGGTTCTGCCGATGACGTATGTCGTAGAGATCGACGGCGTGCCGGTGAATCAGCCGAACAGCGAGCGCGAGATCGAGGCGCTAATCACGCGCCTGGACGAAGAAGGCGTCGCCGCGGTAATGCAGGGCGTGTCGGAGAACTTCGGCGCGCAAAGCGCTGATGACGTGCGAGACGAAATAAAAAACTAGTCCGGTCGGTTCCGATCAGCGAAGCGCTCTGGCTGGTGAAAAACGGCGTCCCGTTCGACGTTGCGTTCGCTCTTGACGATGCGACGCGCGCAGCGTTCGCAATCAAGTTCTCGGAATTCGAAGGGCACAAGTTCAACTTCGAGAATATGGCATTTGACGATCCACCGAAACCATCATGAGCGAATTCACCAGTCTCGGGCAGTTCGCGCGGCACCTTGCCACGCTCGAAGTCGCAGTGGCGCTTGAATTGCGCCGCGGGCTTGATGAGGTGGCGACGGCTGTGCGCGACAAGGCGAAAGACGAGATTGGCTCGTATCAGGCCGCAATCGGACCTTTCCCGGCCTGGGCAAAACTCGCTGAATCTACGGTCGAAGATCGCGCAGCAAAAGGATACTCGCCCGATGAGCCGCTGTTGCGGACGGGTGAAATGCGCGATTCGATCGGGAAGGATGTTTCTGGCCTTGAGGCGACTATCGGCTCGACGAGCGACATCGCCGTCTATCAGGAACTCGGGACCGACAAGATCCCGCCGCGCCCTTTCCTTGGGCCGGCTGTGCTGCATAACGAAGCGCTGATAAAGCGCATCCTCGGCAAAGCATTCGTTGCCGGGTTGTTGGGGCGGGGCAATTTGCCGCCTTCGCTTGGATATGACACGAAGATCGACTAGCCGGTAATGAGCGACCAGGCAATCAGGCAGAGCAGTGCAAGCACTATGCCGCCGATTGCGAGGCCGCCAAGGCTTATCAGGATAGTGTCGACACGGCTCCAGATCGGCATCGCATGAGCGAATCGGATCGGCGCCCGCAACTTGCCGGCGTCGGTAGTCGCCCGTATCGACGGGTACTGGACGGAATCAAAGCGATCCGCCGCCCATTCATGCAGGCGATATTTAAGAGAGCGTTTCATGTTCGAAGCATTCCGCATCGGGGTAAAAATTAGCCTGATCAACCATGCCGCATTGGGCTTGGCTGCACTCGGCAAAGATTTCATGCGCACGGAGGCGCAAGCTGCTGCACTCCAGAAGCGTATCGATAGTATCAACAAACAGGCCATGAAGGGCGGCTTGATGCTTGGCCTCGGTGCGGGCATCGCCGGAATGCTCAAAGGCCCGTATGAGCAAGCCAAGAAGCTAGAGCAGGAGCGCCAGAAGTTCGCCGCGTTGAACCTATCCGCTTCGGACAATGCAATGGCATTCGCCAAAGCGCAGGAACTGGCACACAAGAATCTCGGCTCGACGATCGGCGACAACATCGCTCTCATCCGTGATCTGCACACTGCACTTGGCGATCTTCCGGGCGCGCTGCGCATGAGTGAGGATTTCCAGAAGTTCAGCATCGCCGCGCGCGTACAGAACGATGGAAAGCCGGTCGAAGGGCTTGTCTATAACGCAGTGAAGGCGCTTGAACACCGCGGAGACAAGGTTGCGCAGAATCCGGCCGAAATGCGCCGTGAACTCGACATGATGTCGAAAGTGTATTTCGGAACGGGCGGAAAAGTTAGCCCGAGCGATTATTTCCACGCGTCGCAGACTGGGAAACTCGCCTACACGTTGTTCGACCCTGAATTCCTGTACGGCCAATTCGCGGCATTCATGCAGGCCAAGACCGGGCCGACCTCCGGCACCGAGTCGATGACGTATATCAGCAGCCTGCTCGGCGGCCACATGGATAACAAGGGCAAGGGGTTCATGACGAGCCTTGGCCTGTGGGACATGTCTGTCAGCCCGCAAGCAAAGCTTGTGCAAAAGGCGATTAACGACGCGATCAATAAAGATCCGGCGATTAAGGGCACGCTGAAAAAGATGCATATGCTGACGCCGATTGTCGGCGGGCTGCCTGCTGAGTACATCGACATGGCCGCGCACCGGCCTGACGAGTTCATCCAGAAGGTTGTCGCGCCGCGAATTCGCCAGCGCTTCGGCATGGATCTGACCGATGATCAGGTTGCCGGCATCATCATGCGGAACCTCAACCGCAGCACGTCAGACTTCATCGGCTCATTCATCACGAGCCAGCACAAGTACGAGAAGGACGCGCGCATTTTCGGCAACGCCAAAGGATTCGGCGCGGCGTATCAGCAGTACATCAAGTCACCTGAAGGTGCGGAGATTGCAGCTGAAGCAGCGTGGACCAACTTTCTCGCCTTGTTCGGCTCTGTGTATCTGCCGGTCATCACCGGCGGCCTGCTGAAGCTTGCCGGCGCACTGGATAGCCTGTCGCAGACGGTAGAGAAGCATCCGGCGATTTTCCGCGCACTGTCGTATGCGCTGATCGGCCTGTCTGGCGCGCTGATGTTCCGCGGCACGGTGCTTATCCTGACCGCTGCGCTGCGCGGGCTTGGCCTCGCGATGACCATGCAGGCTGCCGGCGGGGTAGTTGGATTGGCGCGCATCACGGCGATGATCGGCGGCGCAAGCAAGTTCTCGCTGTTCGGCGCTATCGGCATGCTCGCTAATCCCATCGGCATTGCGGTGCTTGCTATCGGCACGTTGGCCGCGGCTATCTACGCGTTCCGGCCGCTCAGCCAGTCGGAAGTCGATGGCGTAAAGACTGACGGCGGCGTCAAGCTGTCGGCCGGCGCTCAGGCGCGCATCGACGCTGGCGCGCTCGGCAACGGCCCGAACGTGCGCACAGGCGGCGGCGCTCCCAACGTGACAGTTCACGCGGTCATGGACGGCACACCGATTCACACGAAGGTCGTCAATACCATCGTGCGCAAGACAAGTTCATCGCTCGGAACCGGCTTCTTCGACCCGAACGCCTCGCCGATCAACCAATTCGTAACCGGACACTGATATGTCTGTAGTTTTGCAGCTCGGCGACTTCACGTTTTCCGAGTACGAAATCCCCGAGCGCATCACTATGGTGACGGCTATCCGCACCGTCGTCCGCAAGATGGTCGGCGGTGCGCGCAACGTCAACATGATGGGCTATGACCCGGCGCCGCTTGAGTGGTCCGGGATGCTGCTCGGCTCCAATGCGCTTGACCGCGCGCGCACGCTTAAGCAAATGGCGCTCGCACAGAAGATGCTGACGCTGACGTTCAGCGAGTACAGCTACGCGGTCGTCATCAGCGAGTTTGTCGAGGACTTTCAGCGCGAGTACGAGATTTACTACCGCATTCGCCTGGAAATCGTCGCCGACAACGCGGCGCAGGGTCCGACCGCGGCACCCGGCATCAACGGCGTGATTGGGGCTGATGTCACCAAGGCTTCCGGTTTGGCGTCGTCCATTGGCAATTCTGGACTCTCATCTGTAATCGGCACACTCAAGAGCGCGACTGCGGCCGTTTCAGACTTTGCGACGGCTACCAAGGCCACGCTTCAAACCGTGCTAACGCCGCTCGCAGAAGCGCAGGCGCAAGTTAAAACCCTGATTGCGGCCGGCGAGAACACGCTGCAAAGCGTCGCGACGGTCGGCGGCCTGCTGCCGAACAATCCGATCGCGCAACAGGTGTCGCGCCTGTCGAATCAAGTCAACACGATGACGCAGCAGCCTCAATTGCTGCAGCTACAAGGCGTTCTGTCCCGCGTGAGTACGAACATCGGCCAGATCGGTTCCGCGTCAAAGACGATCAACGTCGTGGGCGGCAACCTGTATGACCTCGCGGCAAAGTATTACAAGAATGCGACCGGATGGGTGAGCCTTTCCAAGGCCAATCCGTCGCTCGGCGGCGATCCGAACATCAGCGGCACGCAGAACATCGCTCTGCCGGCAACGAATACCGCGGCATCTTCAGACGGAGTACCTAATGCCTAGTGCTGATCGCATTCTCGTGACACAGCCTGCCGGATTGGTGACTGTGCCGCGAGGTGCGGTGACGCTCGGCACTTCGCTATCCGACCAAATGACGCTGTGTACCGCATGGCTCGATTGGGAAGTGGAAAACAACGCGCTTTCGTCTGCGGACACGTTTTCCATCCGGTTCGCCGGTTCGTCACTGCCGCCAGCCACTGACGTGAACTGGTTCAGCGGCCAGAAAGACATGTTCGTCGAGATATTCGCGGGCTTTCCCGAGGACTACGACTATTTCACGCCGCAGGAGTTGACGAAGCTGATCTTCGGTCAGGTCGACACGATCGACTACGACATAGCCAGCGACACAGTGACCGTGCACGGCCGTGATCTGACGCGCGTTTTCATCGATACCAAGACGACCGAGAAGTTCCAGAACCAGACGTCGAGCCAGATCGCAACGACGCTCGCGAAGCGCCGCGGACTGACGCCGCAAGTGACCGCCACCAAGACAAAAGCCGGCGCTTACTACGACATCGAGCACGTCAACCTGATGGATGAGCGTACAGAGTGGGACATCCTCTCATTTCTCGCGCAGCAGGAAGGATTCATCGTTACCGTGAAGGATAAGACGCTGTATTTCGGGCCACCACCGGCCGCCGATTCTGCGCCTTACCCGATCGTCTGGACGCAGGTCAATCCTACGCAGCTTGACTATCGAGCGATGGCCGGCAATGTCGAGGACATGCAGTTTCAGCGCACGCTAACGGTCTCGCGCGGCGTGACGGTGATCGTCCGGTCGTGGAATGACAAGAACCAGTACGGCTTCAACGCGACATACCCGCCAAAGAAGGTCGGCAGCCTGCAGCCCGGCCAGGCGACGACGGCCGGCGGCGGCCAGGTGTTCACGTTCTTCTATCCGAACATCGACAAGCAGCGCGCGCTTCAGATCGCACAGCAGAAATACGACCTGATCGTTGCGCACGAGATGAAATTCTCTTGCCGCATTCCGGGCGACGTGACGCTGAACGCACAGACGGTCATTCAGGTATCGGGCACCGGCACGGCATTCGACCAGACGTATTACCCGTCGCAGATCGTGCGCCGCATGTCGTTCGACGGCGGTTTCGAGATGACCGTACACGGCAAGAACCACGCTGCAACCTCACAGGCGGTCCCGCTCTGATGAATTACCACGAACTAGCGAACACCATGCGCTCGCATGCGGAAGCGGCTGCCGGGCGCGTGCCGAAACCGCGCATGGCGCAGATCAGCAGCTACAACGCGTCGACGCACTCGGTCAAGGTCACGTTTCAGGGCGTCGGCGACTCGGATTTCACCGAAACCGGCTGGATTCCGCTCGGTGCGGTAGGTGTGGGAAATGGCTTCGGCGTGCTGACCGCGCCGAACATCGGCGACATGGTGATGGTGTCGTTTTCTGACGGCTCCAATGCTGCACCGAAGATAGTAGGGCGTTTCTTCTCCAACGTGAACGTGCCGCCGGCGGTGCCGGCCGGTGAGACGTGGATCGTGCACAAGTCGGGATCGCTGCTCAAGTTCCATAACGACGGCTCGGTCGAGTTGAAAGCAGCCGCGGGCGCGACGTACACGGCTCAGCAGCATCACTTCGTCGGCCCCGTAAAGATGGACAACACGCTCGACGTCACTCAGACGATCAGCGGCGAGGGAGGCATGACGATCTCTGGCGACAACGGCACAGGTCACGCATCGACCGTAACTGGCAATCTCGACACGACCGGCCAGATCACGAACAACGGCAAGCGCATCGACAGTTCGCACGTCCACTCGAACGGAAATGGCGGCGCCAACACAGGAGCCCCGGTATGAGTGACATCGGACACTTTTGGTCAAGCGACCTCTCGATTGCTGCGAATGCCGATCTTGCTGTAGCAGATGGCGACACGCTCGCGCAACAGGAACTGCTCCGCGCGCTGATGACGAACCCGCAGCTAGCCGACTCGGCCGGCAACCCGATCGCATCGCCCGATTACACATGGCACGCAGACTTCGGCGCTGGCATTCCGCGGCGCATCGGCAAGACGATCAACGTGTCCGAGCTGCGCGGCACGATTCAATCGACGATCAAGACGATTGCAGGCATCGCCACATCGCCGACGCCGGTTGTCACGGTAACGCCGTTCAACAACGGCGCCGCGGTGACGATCCAGTATGCCGACGCCGTGACCGGGCAGGTATCGACCCTCTCATTCGACATAAACCAATAAATGGCAAACGTACAGACGCAATCGCTGACGCAGATGCTTCAAAACTTTGCGTCTACGGTGCAGGGTTCGGTGACGTCCGCGATCCTGAACTTCAACATCGGCACGGTGTTCCGCGCGCTCGGCGAGGCGGTGTCAGGAATCGCGCTTTGGCTGCAGGGCATGATCCTGCAAATGCTCGCGCTCACGCGCGCGTCGACGTCGACAGGATCGGATCTCGATTCGTGGTTTGCTGACTTCGGCTTCGCGCGGCTGGCTGCGTCGTATGCGACCGGCACGGTGACGTTCTCGCGCTTCACGCCAACGTCGCAGGCGGTCGTTCCGGTCGGCACAGTCGTTCAGACGACGGATGGCACGGAGCAATTCACAGTCAACACTGACACGACGAACCCTGCATACAGTGCGGCGCTCGGCGGCTATGTGCTGGCGGCAGGCACGGCAAGCCTCAGCGTCACGGTGACAGCCGTAACGGCCGGCACAGGCGGCAATGTGCTCGCTGGCACGATCTCGCAACTGTCGCAGTCGGTGCCCGGCGTCGATACGGTGACGAATGCCGCAGCCTTCACAAACGCGGTTGACGCGGAGACGGACACCAACGCACTCGCGCGCTTCCAATCGTGGCTACTGAGCCTGTCGAAGGCGACGAAAGCAGCCATCGGTAACGCGATCACGTCGCTGCAGCAGGGTCTGACATACACGATCACCGAGAATTACACCTACGGTGGCGTCTACCAGCCCGGGTATTTCTATGTGGTGGTCGACGACGGCTCGGGCGTGCCATCTGACACGCTGGTTTCGACCGTCTACAACGCCATCGACGCGGTGCGGCCATTCACGAGCACGTTCGACGTGAAGAAGCCGATCGTCGTGACTGCAACCGTCGCAATGGCGATCACCACGGCAGCCGGCTACACGCACAGCACCGTCGCGGCGCTGGTTCAAACCGCGCTTCAAAACTACATCAACGCGCTGCCGCTCGGCAGTTCGCTGGCTTACTCGCGCCTCGCGCAGGTCGCGTATGACGCCTCTCCCGGCGTGACGAACGTCACAGGCGTGACGCTGAACGGTGGAACGTCCGATGTGACAGCCGATGCAAAAACTGTCGTGAAAGCGGCAACTATCACGGTGACCTAATGGCGACTGGCGATCAGCAGGACATGTTGGGGCGCTTGCAGGCGCTCCTGCCGCGCGGCTGGTTCGGCGATGCACCGCCAATCCTGACGGCGCTTCTGACAGGCTTCGCGGCCATCTTCGCGAACGTGTACGCGGTGCTTGCATATGCAAAGCTCCAATTGCGCATCGCCACGGCGACGGACGGCTGGCTCGACATCATATCGGCGGATTTCTTCGGCTCGACGCTGCCGCGCAGGACAGGGGAGAGCGACACCGCGTTTCGCAACCGGATCACGGTGAACCTGTTCCGCGAGCGCGCTACGCGCAAGGCAGTCGTGCAGGTGCTGACGACGCTCACCGGGCGCGCGCCGATCATCGTCGAGCCGCGCCGTCCGCTTGATACTGGCGGCTATGGCGGCACCGACGCGATCACGATCAACTCGGCGCAAATCTACCGCAACGACTGGCAGGGTAATCAGCTTCTTTCTCCGTCACCGCGAACCAACCTCGATCCGTATTCGAACCCGGTTGGCGGCACTGGTTGGACGCTCGTAAGCGTGACGGCCGCAGTCAATACCCTGCTCGGTCCGGATGGATTGCAGTCGGGCGCACTGCTCACGCCGTCGACGAGCGGCACGCTATCGGCTCGGACTGCAATAGCCACTGTGACGGCCGGATCGGTTGCTACACGAAGCGTTTTCGTCCAGAAGGGCACGGCGACGCTCACCGGCATTCGAGTTTATGACGGCAGTATCGCTACCGAGATATGCCGTGTTGTGCTGGATATGACAGGCGCAGCGCCAGTTTTGTCCACGTCGACGAACGTCGTCGGATCTGTGTCTATCGTTGCAGCGCCGAACGGTTGGTATCGCGTTTCGTTTGCGTTTAACACTGGCGCTTTCACGACCGTGCGCGCGCTGTTCTATCCGGACGCGAACAACGGAACGGCATCGACAGGGTACTTCGGGACGCAACTTGAGGCTGTGAGCGCAGCGACACCCTATATCTCGACGTCTGGGTCTCCGGTCACGATCACCGATTACGTGCTTTCCTCAAATGGCGCGCTCGCGTTCGCCGTGCCGCCTGCTGCCGGTGCATCGCTGTCTTGGTCAGGAGGATACCTGAGCACACAGAAGTCGCAGACGGTGACCGTGACGAACTTGGTGTTCGGCGCTGGCGACGGCATATCGACGGCATTCTCAGTCGCGCCGAAGTATGGCTACGTCGGCGGCTATGGATCGGCCGGAGCTTATGGCTCGCTGGTTCACCAGTATCAGGCGTTCGTCACTGCATACCGGCCATCTGGAACGGGAATCCCGTTCGTCGCTGGCTACGGCAGTTCGCCATCTGGATATAGCACCGCGTCGCGCGGAGAGTATGCAGACCTGAGTCAGGTTCAGCAGTCGGTCACAGACGCCGACATATTCGCCGCCGTGGCCAGTGTCATCCCGGCCGCAACGATCGTCTGGATGCGCATCAGCAGCTAACCACCGACACCGCATTTCACCCATACAGCCCCGCCATCGAGCGGGGCTTTTCTTTTGTGGAAGCCATTACATGAAGCGTCAAACCGTATATGCGGGTCAGGTTCCTCTTGAAACCGACCTGCTCCTGAC